TCCCGTTACGCAGCGATTCGGGGAAACCTTCACTGACCCCAAAGGTCATAAGGGAATCGATTATGCGTTGCCATTAGGGACTCCGGTGCTGGCAGCCGCTGACGGGATTGTTGAGAAGGCTGGGGTGGACAATACCGGCTACGGAAACGTTATTATTATCCGTCATTTTTGGACTGATGGCACGGTTTATGCGCATCTCAGAAACTGGGCTGTTCAGGTAGGACAAAAGGTGAAAGCAGGGGAGATCATCGGGTATTCTGGGAATACCGGAAATTCAACGGGACCGCATTTACATTTCGAATATCGTACTGTTTGCAACGATTATAAGTCTGCAATAGATCCGGAAATCTTCATGAAGACTTCTTCGCAGAATCAAAATCCTGAACCTGTTGGAGCTGTGTCATTCGGGCGTGTTAGGGTAATTGCTGATTACGTTGCTATCCGGAACTCACCCGGGATCACCGGAACCGTATTAACCAGAGCAAAGAAAGACGACGTACTACTTTCAACGGATACGATAAAACCTGCAGACGGGCTGAATTGGCGGCTGTGTTATTATCCGGTGTACGTTGCTGAAAACGACGGGACATCGGACTTGATCGAGAAAATCGAATGAACGGCATAACTTGGAATCTAAAAACATTCAACATCGATGAGCTGACGGATTATTCGAAAAATCCTCGTAGCTTGACAAAACAGCAATTTGAGCAATTGAAAAAATCGCTTGATAAGTTCGGTCTGATTGACAAACCGATCATTAACGCGGATGAGAAAAACACCGTGATTGGTGGACACCAAAGGTTGCGTGTTCTGCGCTCCGAGAATCAAAAAACGGTTGAGTGCTGGTATCCATCCCGTGAACTTGACGAAAAAGAAGTTGAAGAGCTGAACATCCGGCTTAACAAAAACACCGGCGACTGGGATTTCGACACCCTGGCGAACAACTTTGAAGTGGGCGATCTCATGGATTGGGGCTTCACGGAGATGGAGCTTGGATTATATCCTGAAGATGAAGAAAAAAGTAGTACTGACGAACCGTCATACGAAAAGCCAAAAATGATAGTTTGTCCTAATTGTGGAGCTGTGATTAATCAAAACGATGGAGAATGAATCTGGCAGTAATACACCTGGAAACAGTGCAAAAAAAGGGAAACCTTTTACCAAAGGTGATCCCCGAATCAATCGGAACGGACGTCCGAAATCTTTTGACGCGCTTCGAGCACTTGCGCAGGAAATTGCCCACGAGAAGGCGAAAAACTCGGACGGTAAGGTAATCGTTCATGACGGTCACGCTGTTACCGTTGCGGAAGCGATTATGCGGAAATGGGCAAGCAGCAGCAACCCGCAATTGCAAAAAGCTTTTATCGAGATCGCATTCGGGAAGGTGCCGGACACAGTGGTTTGGGATTCGGTTGTATCTATTCAGGAAGAAAAGCACGACAGCCTGATCGACGCTATCAAAGGACTGAAAAATGGTGATTGATAGAATCAGTCCGAAACAAGGCGAAGTCCTTTCATTCATCGTTGAACCGGAGCACATGCTTATCTGTTCTGGCAGCGTTCGGAGTGGGAAAACGCTGAGTGTGGTAATTGCATTCGTGATCTGGGCAATGGAATATTTTGATAAAGCCATTTTTGCGATATGCGGGAAAACGGTATCGTCGGCTGAACGTAACATAGTCATGCCATTTCAGACGATTGATAACCTGCCGTATTCTGTTGATTATCGACGATCTGACAGGCTGATGAATGTCACCTGCGGAAAGAAAAGTAACCTGTTTTACATTTTCGGTGGCAAAGACGAATCGTCTTATGCGCTGATTCAGGGGATCACCCTCTCCGGTGTGCTGCTGGACGAGGTTGCACTCATGCCGAAATCGTTCGTTGACCAGGCACTGGCAAGGACGTTGTCTGTTGAAAATGCAAAAATCTGGTTTACATGCAATCCAGAATCTCCAGAACATTGGTTTCATACGGATTACATTTTAGGACAGCAACCAGGGATAAAACGCCTTCATTTTCTGATGGAAGACAACCCGATCATGACACCGGAAAAGATCAAACGAGCGGAGCAGATGTTCTCAGGCGTGTTCTACCAGCGATATGTACTCGGCTTATGGGTACGGGCTGAAGGCGTTATCTTCCGACAGTTTGCTGACGATTCTGAAGGCTGGTTGATTGATAACGAGCTGAATCCTGACACGATAAAGCAGATTGCATATATTACTTTTGGCGTGGATTTTGGCGAATCCACTTCGCACACTGTGTTTGTTGCGACTGGTATTTTACGGCGTGGGGCTGGAATTATCGCGCTGGATGAACGAAAACTGAGTTCGAAGGGAATCAGCCCAGATAAGATCGAACGAGAATTTATCGACTTTGTGCAGCAGGTGCATAAAGAATTCCCTGATATCCGTCTGAGCTATGCATTTTGTGATCATCCAGAAACGATCATCAACGGGTTGAATATCGCATTACGTAAAGCGAACATTCCAATTTCCGCTGTTATGGCGGCTAAAGAAAAAATCAACACGCGGATTTATGCACAAGAAAAAATGCTGAATCTCGGATTACTTAAGATCAGGCGTAAATGTACGAAACTGGTATTCTCGTTACAGAACCAGACGTGGGACGAAAAACACACCGACCAGCGATTAGACGAAAATCCAGATATCAACGATATCGCAGATGCGTTCGAGTATTCGTGGGAAGCGTGGATAGACGATATAGGGGTGAGATTATGAATCAGCAACAGGTAATAGAAATTATCAGTAAAGAGTTTGGGATTACTGCCAAAGTAAGCCCGATGTATGCGAAAATCGAAGAATGGCGGGCATGGCTGGAAGGCAACGTCAAGGGGTTCCACGAATACGAACAACTTGTCGATTTGAGCGAGAAAAAATATACAAAGTTACACCGCCATAAAACGAATATGCTGCTCCGTGGTTCAGAGGACTGGGCGTCAATCCTGCTGAACGAGAAAACGCATATCGAGATCGAAGACGATGCGTCAGCGCGCTGGCTGCTGGGCGAAGACCTGATATCCGGTGTGCTGGGCGAATCTGACTTTTGGCGCAATGCGAACGAACTGATTGCCATGTCCCGATGGGCTGGAACGGCAGCGTTTGAGGCATACGTCAAGAACATGGAGGTCGCCGAAGGATCGCGAACGTTGATTCGTGGAACTGGAATCGGTATGAATTACCTTTGCGCTGATCAGATTATCCCGATCAGCCACGACAATGGCATTCTACGCGAAGCAGCGTTTATTTCCGACAGGGAGGAACGCGGTAAGGTATTCCAGCAGGTATCCATGCACACGCTGGAAAACGGGCTGTATATGATCACAGCGTTTACGATTGACGATCAGGGAAAGCTGTTCGGAGATCCAGTCATTATTCATACTGGTTCGCCCGTGCCATGGTTCAGCGTGATTCGAAAATCCGGCATAAACATATTCGACTATGATTCACCGTTTGGCGTTTCCATCGTTTCGGGAAACGAAGACATCTTGAAGGGACTGGATACAGTTTTCGACAATTACATCACCGATTTTATCCTCGGACGGAAAATGGTATTTATGAATACGTCATTGATGGACAGGGATGATTCTGGTAACGTAATTCCGCCACAACGAGCCGGAGCACAGTTATTCATGTTCGCCGGAGACCGGTTCAAGGACGACCAGTTAATCAAGGAATATAACCCATCGTTACGAGTGGAAGAAAACAGTCTGGCGTTACAGAAAATGTTAGACCAGTTTTCATACGCCATTGGACTGGGCTTACGGCATTACCAATTTGAAGCAGGTACGATCCAGACGGCTACTGAATATACAGGATCAAAACAAGACCTGGTTCAGAACGCTGCAAAAGAAATGATCAGCGTAGAGAAGGCGTTGAAGCAGATAACGAAAGCCGTGTTGTGGATAGGTAAGAATGTACTGGGTGCACCTGTAGACCCCGACACGAAGATAACGGTTATTGCCGATGATTCTTATATCATCGATCAGGACAGTGAACGTAAACGTTGGCAAGAAGAGATCAAAGCTGGGATCCGGCAGCGATATGAATACAGAATGAAATTTTATGGTGAAACGGAAGAGGAAGCAAAGCGAAACGTGAAACCGACGATTGCTGAACTTCTTGAAGGAAAGGCACAAGGTGTTGTATCCGACAAAGAGCTGCGTCAATATCTTTTCCCACTTGAAAGTGATGAAGAGGCTGAGCGGGCACTTGCTGAAATAAAGATGAATGAACCAACGACTGAACAACTATTAGGTGAGTGATGCTATCCGAAAATGCCTTCGAGCAGCTACCGGCAAAAATCGAACAGCGGCTGACTGCGATCAATACCGAATATCTTGAGATGATCGGCAAGCGGATAAAAGCTATCGGAACCGTCTCCGCAACGGACATTCACCGTCTTAACCAGTTGCGAGAGTTTGGATCGGACGTCGATGTGATCATCAAAAAGCTTGCTGATGTTTCTGACAAAAACGTTGACGAAAT